TAATCCCACATAGTTTCCGTATTAAGAGGACTTGTTGGAGAATTATTTACAGCATTACCATAATAAAATTCTAAACTGTAAATATTTGCATCTCTTGCCCAACCTAAAGTATTTCCCGCTACCGTCCCTGCGACGTGACAGCCGTGATTTGTATCTGAAGTCGAACCTACTGTGCTATAGTCGTAAGTACCGTTTGAACCTAATCCTAATTGATTTGTTAATGAGAACCAATTAAAATATTGAACTCTTGTACCACCTGTACCGTCAGGATTGACGGCAAACTCTGGATGATTACCTGCAGTTGTTGTAATACTTCCATCCACAATTAATACATCAACATTTTTTCCTGATGCTGTAATTGTAAAAGAAGCAGACTTATCTGAAACTGAATCTGACCCCCAGTTTCCGCCTGGGTTAGTTGTTTCTGTGTGTCGATATAAACCCCAATTTTTTTCCAAACTCTGAGGAAAGATAGATGCGTTTCTTCTAAAAGTTCCTGATTCTGAATAACCGAACGGTTGGCAAATCATTGCATCTAACAAATCTTTTGGAGCAACATCCCACACTCTAGGATCTTCTTTTAATTGTTCAGCTTCTTCAAAAGTTAACATATAATTAGTATTACGACTGATTGGTCTTCTTAACTGTAAGTCAACTGCTCTATCAGGAATGTATAAGTCACCTCCTGGAGTTTCCATATCATTATAGAAATCCTCTAGGTCTTCTCTATTATGAAGAGTGACAATATATTCCTTCATTTAATTAAGCCTCTAATTCTAATACAGTTAATGTGACGGCAACGTTATTTGTGCTTCCTGATTTATTCTTAATTGCTACTGGGATAATATTACCTGTTTCTAACCAACCCATAACAGCAGGACCGAATTTAACTGTTTCAGCACCTGTTGTAATGACTTCAGCAATTACACCTGCGTCAGGAGAAGGATCGGTTGTTTCTAATCTTGATGCATCTGCTGTTCTTGAAGCAGTATCAACATACAACCTTACCCAAGCAGCATGTGAAGTTTGAATTTTCATTAATCCAAAAGCAGGGAACCCATCAATATCTGTGTTTGATGTTGCATCGTTTGCTAATGAAGTTGCTGTCGTGGTTTTTGTTGTTCTTGTTGAAAGACCACCTGAACCACCGCCACCTGCGGCTGCTTCAACAACGATTGTTCCTGTCATGCCTCCATGTACAGTACAGATATATTTGTAATTACCTGAGAAGGATGCAGGAATTTTCCAGAATAATGTTCCGGCATAAGCACCGCCTTGTGTAAAGTCGGTATATACAATATTATTATTTAGTTCAACAATACCTTCTGATACATCAACACCACCTGATGTTTGAATTTTAAATGGATGTGTTCCACCATTGTCATCTGTTAAATCAAATCCAACCGTAGTACCAGCCTTAACATAAATTGTTGGGTTATCTGTTGTTCCGTATTGGTCAAAGCGATATGCACTTGAGCCGTTTGTCGTTACTTTTAATACAGTTGCTGCATTACGGAAAATGTTTGAGAATTGTGACCTATCAGCTAGGATTGTTGGTTGTTGGTCTATATTTCCATAATCTGGAGTAAATGTTACGTTTCTCCATGTTTGGTCATTATTGAAATAAGTTAGAATATCTCCGCCTTGTGGATTACTAATTGTTGTATCAGTAATACCGGACATTGTGGTTGAACCGCCACCGCCTTGAGCAACCCAAGCAAAGTCAGAACCGTCCCAACTTAACACTTCATTAGTTTGAGCACCACTTACATTAAGGTGAGCACTTACGTCGTTATCAGAATATGAACCACCACCTGATTGTGATATCCAAGCATAGTCAGAACCATTCCAACTTAATATATCATTTGTGCTTGCGCCTGAAGTATTTAAGTGAGTATCGACATTAGCTGTTGTAAACGCTGTAGGTAATGCGGCCCATTGATAATCTGTTCCACTCCATTGTAATACTTCATTACTTTGAGCACCTGAAACGTTTAAGTGAGCACTTACATCATTATCTGAATATGAACCACCACCTGACTGAGATATCCAAGAATAATCAGAACCATCCCAACTTAAGATTTCGTTTGAACCAGCTGAACCTGCATTCAGATGAGCATCAACATCAGAATCACCATAGGAAGTACCACCTCCGCCACCTTGAACCCAAGAATAGCTTCCGTTTGCACTTGTGCCAAGAACATAACCATCAACTTCGCTATTTAATATATTGGCCGAATATACAAATGAGTTTAGTGGGTCTGTGTAATTTGGAATTGCGCCTGCTGAAGTATCTGAAAGGACTTTTCTCCATGCTGCGCTGTGAGCGTAATATATTGAACCTGTATCATGAGCATGTCCTATTGCTCCATGATAAGTACCTGCATCAACAGCATCAAGTTCTACTTTTGTGTTGTATAAGAATGATATCTTGTGGGGTTTACCATTTAAATCAATATTTCCATTTGTATCAAATAGATTTATTGGATTATTTGCATTTCCCAGTGCAAGATATAACTCGTTAAAGTTATCGTTTGTTTTATCGAATGCATTTCTTAACGGATCACCTGTTCCGTCATTTGCTGATGCACCGATATTAATTATTTGCTTGGCCATAGCGTTTCTTTCCTAAAAATTTTAAAATTAATTTATATTTATTCTTAATAAGTAATATCGTAATTATTCTCTAGGTACTTATTAAGGAAGTTTCTCATATCTGCTGAGACAGCGTGTCCTACATCATCTTTGATAAAGATTACCGTATCATAATCAACTATTAAACTGTTTGTTCCGTATGTTGCTCCACCTAAGTTTTGCGAACCTGCCCAACCTTGAGCCTGTGCAAATCTGTATACACTATCCTGTGCTTTCAAGAAGTCAACACCTAATGCAGTTCCTCCCATATATGGAACAACATTATCTTGTAAACCATTCATTTGAACAATTCTTCTCTGAGGAATAGGTACTTCTAATGTATCATATCCGAGGTTAGTATATGCTGAACCTGTCTGTTCTTCATTAGATGGGTAATAGAAATTTCCGTTTCTATATTGTTCGTCGTGAGTTTGTGATATCATACAGACGATAGTATCAACTGCAGTATCATCAATTTCAACTGCTGCTCTCAATGCAAGAGCACCACCATTTGATTGTCCTATAATACGAATCTTAGTATCATCAACATTATTATATATTTTTAACATTGTGATAAGTTCGTCTAACATTTCAATATCAGGACCTTTTGAAGTTTCATTCGCAATATTCCAAGAATTCGCAAATCCATCAACTCCGATTAATATATGTCCTGGCAGTGTAGCAGTTAATGATGAAACCATACCTGAACCGTTTCCACCATTACCGTGTAATAAAATAGCAACTGGGTAAGGAGCGGAACCTGATGTAGGCATCGCAATTGTCACATCATAATCATGGAATCCTTGACTCCAATTTTTCGTAATTGTTAAATCTGTTGCCGAACCTGTACTTAATGTTAATCCGCCCGTTCCTCCAGGAATATGGTCGGCCGATACATAAGTACTATCAGCAGTGTAATTTGTGACTGAAGATTCAAGTGCTGTAATCTCTGCTTGGTCAAATGGTGAACCGTCTCCATCATCATTAAACATTCTCAAGAATCTTGGTTTCATACTTGAACCAACATAGGCTTTAAAGATAAAGTCACCGAATAGTTTTGTACCTGCTAGGTGAACATTTTCTTTTAATAATTTTTCGTATTCTTGTAATGGTAAAGTAGATTTAATTTGGTATGAATACTCTTGATAGAAATCGCTATCTTGTATTCTTGCACCTGAATCGTAATATTCTAAAGCAGTGTTTGCTGTTTGTCCTGGTTGTATTCTATATCCACTTAAATGAGAATTCTCTCCTGCCCAGAATCCTGATGTGACACCTTGTTGTGTTGCTTCAACCCAACCTACGGCAACGATGTCATTATTTGCATCTCTCAATTCACCTTTACCGTCAGCAAAGATAGAAGGACCTGTGTTAAGACCTGAACCATAATCAACATATCCAAATCCTGAAGATAAAATATTAACTTCTTTAACTCTTCCTATCGCAAATTCTGTTTCAGCATCAATAACTGCGTTCTGACCATATACTTCATCTGTTGAATAATCTGTCTCTACAGCAACAACTTCATAGTCAGGTTCAGGTGAACCTTCAAATCTTATATCTTCACCGTCAAATCCATAATAATCAAATGGCTGAACAGTAATACTTCCTGCTTCCAAGTTTGTGGATTTAACTACACCTACAATATTTGTACCTACACCTTTAATACGATCGCCGATTGAGAAATTACCTGCTACTCCACTATCGCTGAATTGAAGAATCTGATTCTTTCTTTCGAAGTTTTTAAATACGCTATCCTGAGCAATCGCAAATACATCGTTTGTATAATCAGCACCTGGGTTAATATTTAAGAACCCATCAATTGAACCTACCGTTAATGATTGAATATCAAATGCATCTGAAAGAACTGTATTTAAATTCACAGGACTTGCAGTACCTGAGAATGGGGCATTTGCTTCGTAATCAGCAATATTTAAAACTGTATTTAAATGTGGAGCAACAGTATCAGTAATTACATTCGCAATTGAAGTATCTGAAATCCCAGAAACAATTACATCTTCAGAATCTGCTGTGTCAGGATATAAATCTCCAGGAGAAGATTCATTCTTTGCTGTAATTTGATTACCGCCACTATTCACTGTGACAACGAATTCGTCTGAACCCCTTACAGTTGTAATAACACTAGTGATATTAAATTGCTGACCTGCATTCATTTTAAATCCAGCAGCCGCAGCATTTTGTCCAATGACAGTACCTATATTACCACCTTGGTCTTGAACAGTTTCACCAACAATATAATTTAAATCAGTGTTATCAAAAATAAGAGATTGGTTAGAAACTAATAACCTAGTGTTATCTATTGTATAACCATAACCGCCATCAAGTACGTCGTAATTAATTCTTCCTGTTGTTTCGTTAGAGATTGCTGTAACGATTGCTTTACCTGAGTTTCCGTCTTTTTGTTTAACATCAAGAATCTCACCAACTGACCTTCCTGTTAATCCTTTTGCCTGTTCGTCAATGATAAACCCAGATAGTGAACCATTTACTTTACCGAATCCAACAACTTCTCCAGCAATCTTTGTTGTAATATCTTCAAACTTGGCAAAGTTTCCTTTAATACCATCAAGATATACAACAGCCGTTTTAATACCATTTAAGATAAAGAAGTTAACCGAACGAACTGATGCTTTTGCACCAGAGAAGGCACCTGTAATATTGCGAGATAATAAATCGTAGTATGTATATTCTTTTCCACTCTTTGATGTAAACTGATTTAAGTTTGGAAACATCTGTAAGTATACACCTTGCTTCCATTCAGAATCAGAAATTTTTGCCATTCTTTCTGCAGGGTATATAATTTCAATATCAAACTCTTGATAGAAAATAGCAAAGAATAATTCTATACCACGAGCAGTACCTTTTGACCTATATAAGTCAAGGATATTCTTAATAATAAATTTAATAATATCTGATTTAAGTGGTAAGTCAGCAAGAAACTTTTTCTTGAAGAATATAATCATACTCTCCAAAGTAGAATCTACATCTCTTGTTTCAAAATATCTTCTTTGTTGATAGATGTGTTGATTTTCTTGAGTTTCAGACCACTTATAATAATCTTCCACTAATTGAACAAGCTCAGGACCATCTTCCCTATAGATGGCAGGGAATTGACGCTTGATGAAAAGCGATATGTTTTTGTCTATTTCGCCCTGGGCCATTTTAATTCTCTCTTATTAATAAGATGATGTTGTCGTTGCACTAGGAGGATTTGTTGCCGAAGCTGTTGCTATCGGTTTTGAATATTCTTCCAAGTTCATATTTACTTTAACATCTGTATCACGAATAATAAACACTCTTCCTTGTGGTGATTTAATATCATCCGCTTTTGTCTTTGCCGTAATTTTAATTGCTGAACCTGTAAATGTTTCAACTTTAAAGTTTGTTAATTTAACTTCACCTTTTATATAATCAACTGTTCCTGCAGTTGGATTAATAATTTGTGGGTTTGTGACTTCATCAGTAATTGTCATAATATTACCTTGCCCATCATCTTGTAAGAATACACAAGTACCATCAACATCAAATACTGTTGACTTAATCGCAGGTTTATAATCTACGAAACCGTTTGTACTCTTGAAAGGATAAGGCTTAATTAGTTCAGCTTCAAATCTAAATGTTGGGTTTGTATTAAAATTAAGCGGTGGTGCATATTCAATAATTGGACATATATTCAATTCATTACTTTCAATACCTACATCTAAATCATCAATTGAGCCTGATAGTTTAGATGATCTTAATGTTTTATTAAACCCTTCAAGCTTGTCATCAGAATAACTTGTTATTGCACCACGTACTAATGATTCTAATTCTGCTTCTGATTTTTCTGTATTCTTTTTACTATAATTTACATTAACAGTCATATCAGCATATAAGAATTGAGTTTCAATAAAGATAGGCTCAATACCTAATGGAGCTCTTTCTTTTAAATATGCAATATAAGAATTAGATAATGTTGAAGAAATAATTTCTGTATTGTCATTTAAGAAAACTGAAATCGCAACTCTTCCAAATTGAGGTGGGTCAAGCTGTTCTCCACCGTAAGCAGAGACCGCAGAAATTTCAGGGAATGCTTGTTGTAATAATACTTCGTAATCTTTTGTTGTGACTGCTCTTTCTTGAACCTGTAATGCTTTAGGAGCAAAATATCGAATAGATTCCATTGATTCTCTTTCAGCACCACCTGCAGCTGCCTGAACAACTGTTGCTGATACAACAGCGTTATCTCCGATAGTACCTGTACCAAAATTAGAAGCACCGTTAGGTTCTTCACCTGAACAGATTCTATATCTTACTCTTACATCTTCAAATTCTTCAGGCTGTAAACCAAACTGATTCTTACCGAAGTAAATTGAATAACGATCATCGAGATAAGGTTCTAAATAAAATACTTTATCTGTAGGCTGAACACCAAAAATAGTATTTGCTCTTGTGAATACGTTTGCATCGTCAGTTGCTTCAGCATCAACAAACACAACAATAGAATCAGTATCCACTTCGTTGTTTGTTAAATAAACTCTTAATACTCCATCAGCATCAACAATAAATCCTTCTCTTTGGAAACTCTGTAAAATTTCTCCTTCAAAGAATGGAACATTTTGTACTTGATATACACCTGGCGATGTTCTTCTTGCTGTGAAAGCTTCATTAGTAATAAAGTTATAACTTTCACCTTGATAGTTAGCAGACAAAGCAAAGTATTGAGGAACAGTAATTGTAGATTCGGTGGCAGTGCTATCTGTAATTGTTAAATTTAAAATGGCTTTTGCTGACTTACGAGATCTTGGAATATAATTTAATTCTTTTGCATGAGAAACGATTGAGTTCTTGAGGACGGCAGAGTCAAGAAACATCTCGTTAAGTGCCATGTTTGTATAGAAGTTATTTTGATAACTGTTAAATGAAAGTACATCAAGTAAAGCAGACATATTAGAACCTTCAAAGTTATAATCTTTAAACTGCGTTTGTGTTTGAAGATATACTTTAAACTGTTCTTTAATTGCTGCGAAATCTAATTCGGTAATTGGAGTCTTTGGATTTGCCATCTCTATCTATTCCTTTTTAATATAACATCTAAATTAATTGGTTGTTGTTCATTTTGAACATAGAACATAATTCGGACTACAACTTGACCACTGTCTAAGTCTCCTGAAACGTATACGTCCAATAATTCTGCTCTTGGTTCATATGTCTTAATTGTAGATGCTACTCTATCTTTTATAAGTTTCATTGTGCCGGGTGTAAGATTTTCAAAAAGCATATCTCTTATGCTTCCACCTAAGTATGGTTGCATAGGTCTTTCACCACGGTCAGTTAAGATTAAATTTTTAATTGCATCTTTAACTGCGTCTTCGTCTTTTAATAAGGCAATATCTTTTGACACTGGACTTGTGCGAAGGTCTTTATGAAAATCTGAATAAAGATTAACCTTCTTTGCTTTCGGTGATATGTAATCTGCTATTGCCATTTATAATATTTCTCTTAAATCTAAATGAATGAAATCGTCGTATTCTTTAACATACTTAAATCCATTTTCAAAAGCTAATTCAATAAATCTTGCTGGGTCATCCATATCTTTATTAACATCAATAACCATTCCACTTAAATGAGAATTGTCTTCAGCATAACCTTTCTTTTTATTGTAAGCTTTACTTATCCAACCATTTCTTATTGTAAACTTTTCAGAACTTGCTAATGCTGTATGTACTCTTTTTAGATATACTTTAACATCAAGGTCAATTCTCGTATATGCGTAAATTCCGTCGCCTTCTTTTTCATCAAATACTTCTTGAGAAAGGTCAACACCAAATGTTGAATCGCTACCTTTAAATACTGTACCACATCTTGGAAGATCTCTGTAATCTGCCGCAGTGATAGGAGCAATATTTTTAGGCGGTTCACCAGTGTTTGTAATTACATTTCCACCTGTCTCAGTCCATCTGCCTTCTAATCTATTTATTACCTCTTGACGAGTTGTTGGTGAATACCTTATAGCTCCACCTCGTATTGCTGACGACTCATTGATTTGTGATATCCTTTTAAGGCGGCTAACGATCGTCGAATATCTTGAAGTATAATTATCAAGTGGAGAATTGATGTCCTTTATAAGAGCTTCTATGTTGCCAGCAAGAGCACATATACGAGCAATAAGATATTGTATTTCTTCAATCCCAGGAGAATTAAATAAACTTACCGCATAATCAATTAATCCTAATACTTTATCTTTAATCTTTTTCTTATTTGCATCAGTAAAGAACGCGCAAGATTGTTCTCTTACTGTCATAATACCTTTTACAACCTTTGAATCCACAAAAGTATCAAATCCTTCGGTGATAGCAGCAGGGTCAAAGTTGTCTATTGCATCTTGTACTTCCTGGAAAATTCTATCAATTACATCACCTATCTTCTTTTTAACTTCGTCTATTAATTTATCAATAATTTCTGCGACAGTTAAATCTTTAAGTCCATCATATCCTCTTTGTATTTTACTTACAAAGTTTAGAACAGAAGCAAAGAGTTCTTCAACCTCTCCAATCAAATCAAAGAAAGCATCAATTGAAGCAAAGAGCGAATCAAACCTATCACAGAATCCACCTAAGATACTTGTACTGAAATCGTTTTTATAATATGAATCTAAATTACGAGCAAGCTTTGGTGTATTGACTTCGTTAATAAATCCGTCTGCAGTGTAATTATAATTTTGTAAAAAGTCGGCCATTTCTAAATTAGAAATATTGCCTCTTTGCCATCTTCCTGCGAGGTCAGGATAAGAATCTAAATTACCAATCTTTTGTCTTAATAATCCATTTAAATAATCGGTTGCATTATATAATCTATCACCATATTTGTTAACTGCTCTTGAAAGTGGATTTACTTCCGCTTCGTTTACAATACTTTGTGCAATCTCTTCAGTGACAGCATCTATTTGTGCAAGAGTATATCTACCTTGTGAATCAGTTAAAATCGCAGGGTCAAGATTTAACTTATTCTGAGTTGTTTGGTCATTTCTATCAATACATACTTCAGCCATTATATGATACTCCTAGTTGAGTCGGTTGCTGTATCATCCAACGGTGATAGTACTCCTGAAGCGTATCCCATCGCAAAATATCCTTGAGGAACAATTGATGTTGACTTACTTGGCGGTTCAGGCATTTTTGCTAAAGCCATACCCCATGCTCCTAACCCAATTGGTATAAAGTCAGAAATCAATGATGTGAATGGGCTTGTTAATACTTTAGAAAGAAACTCTGGACCGTTTCCTGTAGGATAAGCCCAACCTGAAGTAAACCCAGGTAATGGTGCTGTGATAGGTGTACTTACAGCAGGAGGTAATAAAGCAGGTACACTTGGAATATTTACTGCGGCAACTGGTACACTATATCCTCCATTGTAAGATACAGGACCTGAAGGTAATGGCGCACCTATTGTTGTAAAGTCACCTCTTGTTGCTGCGACTGATGTTGCGATAACTGACGGAGTATTAACAACTGTGCTTGCAGTTAAAGCTCCTGTATTAATAGCGGTTGTATTCCATACTCCAGCAAAGCTACCCGTTGCTGCTGCGATATTCATCGTAGGTGTTGTTAAACTCCAACCAGGTGTCCCTGCAGATCCTGAGAGAGGCGTTGGAGGAAGTAAACCACTTGCTAGGTTAACAATATTGGACGCAGCTAAATGAATGTCACCAGGAGAGGATAACTTAATTGCTTTATTTGAATATACATCATAAGTATTTAATGCGCTGTTTTTAATATTTTGAGATACGAAGTTTAATTGTTTTACTGACTCAAACTGAATTTCTTTTTTCGCAAACGCAGTCATAATACCTGCATTTGCTTCGAGCTTAACATCTCCACCTCTTAACTGAACTTGTTCTCCACCATTTAAGTTCATTTGACCACCAACACCAAACTCGGCATTTCCGTGGACAAGCATTCGATAATCACCTTCTATTTCTTCAGTCTTATTTCCTTTAACATAAACATGCGCATTACCATTTATCGTAACGACA